TGCTTGCTGGTTTGCTTGTTGGTTTGCTTGCTGGTTTGCTTGTTGGTTTGCTTGCTGGTTTGCTTGTTGGTTTGCTTGCTGGTTTCTGACATTGTAACAATAAACAAAATCAATTTTCAATAAAAATAGAACAAATGTTAGCAATCTACATAGAATGTTTGCACAGGGCTAATGAACCCCGAATCCTTAGATATAATTCTATAATGAAAGTGTTTGCTTAATGCTATTGTAAATGCTTTGTTTACTTTGTATTTATCAGGACAATATATTCGTATATCTGCTCTTTTATTTTTAACAATTGCCAAACCACTATTGCTAAAACCTTTATATGCATCATATGGATTGTTGATAACAAATCCTGTATTATTGGATGCCCAATATATAACTTTGGTACCATCTTCGTAATCAGACATATCAATAGAATAATTCAAATTAGCACCTTCGGGATATTGTGGTTCAATAAATAAATTAGATGGTATAAATGTGGTACCTAAAAAGGGCAAATATGTTTCTTTTTTAAGCAATAAAAATACAACAGCAATTAATACAAAAATGCTGAGTATACGAATAAATAAATTACAATTATTATCAAGCAATATATACGCTGATGTAATGATAGTGAATAACATTATAACCATATATAATATGATATTAATATACAAGTCAGTAAAAAAAACTTTGTTCATTATTACTATATAAAAAGAATATAATTACTATTTAGCCTCTATAAATTTCATCAGCCACGCCCATTTTAATTGTTTCTTTGGAATTAAATTGAATATCTTTAATCAATAGACTATTTAGCATTTTTTTAGTGATTTTAGTTTTCGTCAAATAAATATTATTAATATGTTCTTGTACTTTAATACAATTTTTATAAGTATCATCTATATATGCCAGTTTACCCCAGCAACCAGAACGCAATTCGTGAATAAGTACATATGAATTTTCACCAACATATCTTTTTTTACCATGAATACTAATAATAGTACCCGCAGAAGAAACATCGCCATCAATAACAGTATTAACAGGTACTTTCAAATTGTTCATACAATCAATAATAGAAAAAGCTGAACTAACACAACCACCATCCGTTGTGATGTGTAGATAAATTTCTGGTTCAACTTGTGTTGTAATAGCTTCCATTTTGAGAGAAGTTTCTAAAATTCTCAATTGCTTACATAATTGAAAAGCTGTTTTCTGAGTAATATTATCAGAAAAATAGATATGATTATTAAAACTATAAATATTGCCTTCTCCTGTTTTGGTAATGCAATCGTCATCATCTTCCATACGAGGGCGCTTTCTTTTATTATTAAACTCCATTATTATTATATTAAATATAATATAATCTTATATTGTTTTAGCAAATACATACAATGATAAAAGTTATTTATATATATTGGGCACAAAAATTTATAAATGCTCCTGATGTTGTTAAAAAGTGCTTATCATCTTGGAAATTACATAATTCTGATTGGAAGATAATAGAATTGGATGATGATAATTTGTATGAGTATATAAATATTGATATGTTAATACCTGAAATAAATAAAAAGGAGATAACTAAGACCAGTTATTCTGATATAGTTAGATTATTTTTACTTGAAAAATATGGAGGCTGTTGGTGTGACGCTACGACTTTTTGTAATAAATCATTAGATTCGTGGTTAAATGCTTGTGTAAATGATGGTTTTTTTGCGTTTGATAGACCAAATAGAATGGATAGATTAATATTATCATCGTGGTTTTTATATTCTGATAAATCAAGTTATATTATTAAAAGATGGAGGGATGAGACAATTGAATATTGGAATAAAAATAATAAAATGGATAACTATTTTTGGTGTCATTTATTATTTAATGAATTATATAATACGGACATTAAATTTAAAAAAATATGGGATGACGTGGGTAAAATAGATACGCGGATTCCTCATTATATACAAGAGCACGGTTTATTAATGTGTGTGTGTGATAATGTAAAAAACCATGTTAAGGAGTGCAGAGCACCGGTGTATAAATTGACATATAAATTTAATATAAATGAATATAATGAAGATTGTAATCTAGCTTATTTGTTGAAATAAAAATGAGTACATAATTTTATTTTTCTAAGATTTTTATAAACTTTTTGAAATTCAAGAGATTTTATTAATTATGTACTCGTTTTTTATTATTATTAAATATAGAGAGCTATGGAAAATTTAGATATTATTGTGGCATTTATAACAGTATTATTTATAATAGCCGCTTTATATTTTAATAAAGAAATTAATAGGCTATTTAATCAATATCACGTGGAGCCATTTAATGTAGATAATAGTAATATAGGATTAAAATGGATATATTATAGCAACAGAGAGCCTAACGATGGTGAAAAAATCAATAGACAAGCATTATATGATATTTTAAAATTAAAGTTTGTATATCCGGTGATAATATCACAAGACACATTAGATTCTTTAAATATTGATAATATCACATATGATACATATATAGATGTAGATGGTAGATTTTTTAAACCATATAATCCTAATAAATTACTAGCATATAATGCTGGTAGAAAATGGATAAAATTGGGAAGAGAAGACGATACCGAAAATTATGTATTGAATGATTATACAGAAATATTAAATAATAGTATTAAGGAAGCTATAAAAGCTAAAATTGCAGAAGAAGATTATGAAGATATAAATGGTGAGAATGTAATAACATTTGACAGAAGAGAATATGCAAATATGAAAGGGGATACAAATATAACACACGATTCGTATATAATTGTAGACGATAATATATACCAACCTTTATATCCGACAGAATATATAGCTTCTAATGTTGTTGAGGGAGGTAGTTTAAATTTAGACTATATCAAGAGTAACGGGATGGATGCTTCATTTTCAGGTTCAACCGGTATTAATACGCAGAACTCTATGGATACATATTCTTCAACAGATGCATACAAAACTGACGCAACTAATGCCGAGTTAAGTATGAATACAAATTATATGTATTACAGGCAAAGTGGAGATGATTTAGAAAAGACAATATTAGATCCTATTGAAGACACTTATTTGCCATATAATGATAATAAATATAAGGATGATCCCGAGTTTGCTTCAACTAATAATATAAATGAATTTGTTATAATTGATGTTTATAAAAAACTATTGAATAGACATCCTAGACCAGAAGAATTGAACAAAAACTTACAAGACTTTTATGAAAAACTAGGAAATGAAGAGAAGTTAAAAATGAAGATATATAATTCAACAGAATATAAAATGATAGTTAAAATGCAATCAAATGATGTTGAACCAGGTTTAATAAGACATATTTCACATACTAAATTAATAGACAGTTTAAAGCCTTTATATAAACAGCATTATGAAAAGAATTTGCCAGATAAAATGTTAGTGCCTTTAAAACAATGTTATATTCATTTGCAATATAATGATTATTTATTCAAAGCTATGTTAATGCATGATAAGTATATCATGTTTGAAAATGCTGTAATAAGGGAATATATAATGACTGATAAAAAACTCTTAGATATTTTTAATAAACATTTTGTATTATATGAATTGAGATTGATTGCCAATGAATTAAAGCGTCGTGATATAATCAAACGAAAGGCTTTTGAAACTCCAATTGCGCTTTACACGGACACTAGTAAAAATGCGGCAAGTAGTACAGATAATAGTGATACGGCAATGAATAGCGGAAAACAAATATCGGATATTGTAAAAGACGGAAATAGTGTATTTAATATAAATATAACATTAAATGATAAAAATAAAGATGAAAGTAAGCCATATAGTATGACAACTGAAATCATAAATAATAATATGGATAATCGCGATATGTCTACTAGCGAGAATTCTACAACAACAGAAGAGGCATCAGGCGGTTCTGACGGTTCTGACGGTTCAGGTGGATTTGATGGAATACCGGAATATAAAGAACATCCGGATTATGAAAAAATTTATAATAACGAAGCTGGTAAAGCAACCGGATATAATACAATAAAACGAGATAAAAGTTATCGTATGGGGAATAGGATATATAATCCAATAACATATAAACAACAATATAGGGGACACCCTGGATATCGCCCGAATGTGTGTTCTTATGGGACAGAACAGGTTGTAAATCCAGTATTATTAAAGAATTCAAATCTATATCAAGGGACAGATTTAGAAGATGCATTTAAAAATACACAAATAGGTAGTATTATGCCTAAATTTGAATATAGAGAATACGAAGAAATAAATTAAAAATAAAAATATTTATATATATTAGTATTGATATGTTCGATGGTGAATATATGTCGTATGAAGGTGGTTCGGTAAAAGTATATACGGGGCCTAGGAAAGGAAAATTTGTTATAAATAAAAAAGGGAAAAAGGTATATCTAGATAGAAAAACAATAGCAGATAGCTTAAAATATACCCCTAAAAAATCTACTAAAAAAACTTAGATTATTTTTAATATATGTATTTAAATTAGATAACCTAATGTCTTCTGATGCAATAGATAATATAATAAACGAAATTGAAGGAAATAAACTAAGAATAGTTTATAATGAATTTAATGCTGTAATAAATATTATATCAAAGTTTGTGATTAAAAAGAAATTGATATTATATGGAGGTTTGGTAATAAATTTGGCATTACCGAAAAAATTTAGATTTTATAAAGATTATACAATAAATGACTATGATTGTTTTTCAAAAAATCCATATAAAGATTCATTGGAATTAGCTATGCTTATAAAAAAAAATAAATATAAATACATTAAAATTAAAAAGGCAAAACACGATGGGACACTTAAAATATATGTATACGGTAAGCAAATTTTTGATATAACAATGATGGAATCAGAACAATATAATAAATTATTAAAATTTTCAAATAAAAAAGAGAATAAATTAAAATACTATACTGAAAAATATAAAACCATCCCAATAGAATATATGAAAATGAACTTATATTTTGAATTATCGCGCCCAGAACAATCTGGATGGCGATGGGAAAAGATATTTAAACGTTTAAATTTATTGGTAAAATTTTATCCAACTAAAACAAGCGATATCAAACTTAAAAAATGTTTATGTATTAAAAAGCAATATAGTAAGGTTATTGAAAAATTATTAAATTATATTAAAAGCAAAAAATATCCATTAATTGACGGATACCCGTTAAGATTATATAAAAAGAAAGATTGTTGTTATCGTTTAAGTGAGTATTCGCGATACACAACAATCTTATCAAATGATTATAAAAAAACAAAGAATGAAATTGTAAAATTGTTAAAAGCTACATTGTCAAATAATACACATGATATAACTATAAAGCATAACGCTATCAATATATATAATTTATACGCATCATATGATATCAAAATAATAGAAAAAACAACAGGTGAATATTTTAATATAATTAAAATCATATTAAATGTAAATGAATGTTTTTCAATTAATGTAAAAGAGGGTTTTACAACCGGTAGCGTTGATACGAATCTATATTTTTTGTATTTAGATTATGTTAAAAACAAGATATATCTTAATAATTTAGATGAAGCAAAGGAAAATCTATATTATATAAATCAATATGAATATTATATAAAAAATATTATTAAAAATAATGTAACTAAGCGATTAAAAAGTGAATGTTATGGAAAGCTAAATAACGAAGACGAAATAAAGCGCGCGTGGAAACAAAAATTAACTATTAAGTATTTGAGCTAATTATGTTTTTTAGAAGTTTCAATTGTTTTTTTAATATTTAAGTCTATATCAGAGCTACTATCGGTACTACTATCATTAGCATCATTAGCATCATTAGCATCATTAGCATCATTAGCATCATTAGCATCATCGTTATTCACCATATCATTATACAAATTGTTGCGGCAATTATATGCTACCAAAATTGTATTATTATTTTTATTCAATATAATTTTATCATTATTTTCTAATTTATTTAAGAGTTCCATCATTCTAAGTTGTTTAATTGAGTTGATATCACCAAATAAAGATTTTGTTGATTCATTGTGCATACTAATGATTACATCGTCATAAAATGGCAAAAAACTGTTTAATATTAAATAAAAATTAGACAATAAGCTATAATATAATGCTTTATAATTGTTAATAATGTTTAATTGCATTTTATTAAAAAACACATATGGTTCTTATATAATTTTAACCAAATGTCTTTTTAATTGTGTAAATACAAAATGTTAATTTAACTGAATGTATGCTAGATTTATCTAAATTAGTGAAAGTATTATCTTTGAGTGATAAATCAAATCTGGTTAAATCTGGTATTGGTGGGTTAAACATATGAGTTCCAGAATCGGAGAAGCTACCCGTACTAGTTCCATTATTAGTTTCTGATTTCTTAAAATTTACACCATTGGCTTCACCAATATATTCAACCTTTTCCAAATATTTAACTACGTTCATATTGTTACCAGCTCTAATATAAGACGTGGCTCTTTCTATATTATTTAATATAACAAAAAAAGAGCTATCATATTCATTGAATGGTGCATTTGTAGGTGTTATAATTTTAACATTAATTAATTGTAAAGCAACAGCATTTTTAATAGATTCATCGAATTTAAAATAACAGCTGAAAAAGGTACCACCATTTTCAATACCGTTAATTGAATCTAAGTGAATGATATGTTTATCATACGCAAAGGTATTATCAAGATTTCCGTCCATTATATTTTTCCTTTATATTTAAAGTATATATTTATTTGATTGCAATGAATACATAAAAAGAGAGTACATAATTAATAAAAAAGTATAAATTATTAAAAGTTTATAAAAGTTGTAGAAAAAATAAGATTATGTACTCTCTTTTTAAAATAATGCAAATTTGAATGACAAAACTCTTTATATAGTATTATTAAATATGAAAAATATATAAAGATATTTTATAATTAATAAGTATAAAAAAATCAAGAATTATGGGAAAGGAAGATGAAGTAGCTGCGGGATTTGATATTGGAACTACTACAAGTTGTGCGGCCATTTGGATTAATGACCGTGTAGAAATTATTCCAGATACTCAAACGGGTTCTCGCATTATACCATCGTATGTTTCATTTGGTGATACAGAGAAGCTTGTAGGAGATGCTGCCAAGAATCAATCAACTATGAATCCTAAGAATACTATTTATGATACAAAGCGTTTGATTGGTCGTAAATTTACAGATGATGTTGTCAAAGAAGATGTTAAGCTATGGTCATTTTCAGTATCGGGAGATAATAATAATAAACCACTAATTAATGTAAAATATAAGAACGAAGATAAAACATTTCACCCCGAAGAAATCTCTGCTATGGTTATCCAACGTCTAAAAGAAACAACTGAATCTTATTTGGGTCATCCCTTGAAAAAGGTAGTAATTACAGTACCTGCTTATTTTAATGATTCACAGCGCCAAGCTACAAAAGATGCTGGTGCTATTGCTGGACTTGAAGTTCTTAGAATCATTAATGAACCTACGGCTGCTGCTATTGCATATGGTCTTGATAAAACGGACGATAAGCAAGAAAAAAACATTTTGGTGTTTGATTGCGGTGGTGGTACACATGATGTATCTATTCTTACACTAGACGGTGGTATTTTTGAAGTAAAGGCAACTGGTGGAGATACACATCTTGGTGGCTCAGATATTGATAATCTCATTGTTGATTATCTGTGTGATGATATTAAAAAGAAACATAAAATGAATGTTCGCGAAAATGCACGTGCACTAAAACGGCTTAATATTGCTGCGGAAAAAGCTAAGAAAAATCTTTCAGCCGCATCTACAACTAGTATTGAAGTGGATTCTCTAATGGATGGAGTAGATTATAATACTAATCTATCGAGAGCTAAATTTGAGTCGCTTGCTGATAAAGTATTTCAAAGAACTTTGAAGCCACTTGAACAATTGCTTAAAGATGCAAAGATGGGTAAAAGCGATATTGATGAAATTGTATTGGTTGGTGGTACAACTCGTATTCCAAAAGTACAAGAGCTTCTATCTGCTTATTTCAATGATAAGCAACTTAATAAATCACTAAATCCAGATGAAGCTATCGCATATGGTGCGGCGGTTCAAGCATCTATTCTAACAGGTCAGGGTAATAGTAAAACAAATGAATTACTTCTCCTAGATGTGGCGCCACTTTCGCTGGGTATTGAAACCGCTGGTGGTGTAATGACAAAAATTATTGAAAGAAATACAACTATTCCGACAAAAAAATCACAAGTATTTTCTACATACGCCGATAATCAACCCGGTGTTGATATTAAGATTTATGAAGGTGAGCGTGGATTTACAAAGGATAATAATCTTCTAGGTAGTTTTCATCTAGATGGAATCCCACCAATGCCCCGTGGACAAGCGCAAATTGAAGTATCTTTTGATGTAGATGCTAATGGTATTATGAATATTACAGCGGAAGAAAAGTCAACCAAGAAGACAAATAATATCACTATTACAAATGATAAGGGTCGTTTGTCAAAAGAACAAATTGATGAAATGATTAAAAAGGCAGAAGAATTTAAAGAAGAAGATAATAAACAGAAAGAGCTAATTGAGGCGAAGAATGGTCTAGAAAACTATCTATATAATCTTAAAAATTCAATGACTAAAAATGAAAACTCGCCACCGACCCTTGATGAAGTTAAAGAAGAACTTGATCCAATTATTGAAGAAGGGCTAAAATGGCTTGAAGATACTGAGAGTGATGACGCGGATATCTATAAAAATAAGCAAAAAGAGCTAGAAGAACTTGTAAATCCTCTAATGCAAAAACTATATAGTAGCCAAGGTCCACCAGGAGGAATGCCAGGAGGAATGCCAGGAGGAATGCCAGAAGGAATGCCAGGAGGAATGCCAGGAGGAATGCCAGGAGGAATGCCAGAAGGTGCGACAGAACCAACTATTGATGAAGTTGATTAATTCATCTTTTAAATGATATATAAAATACTAATGCGCCTATCAGAGCGAATAGTAAGGCGCCTCCAATAATGCTAGCTAATATAATATTATATATCCAATATATTTCGCGTTTAATATCCTCACTGCATTCACAATTAATTTCTTTTAATCTGTTAATAAATATTATAACAATAACTATATTAGCAAGACCGAAGATTGATACAATGTTTGTAAAAGATTTATAGAACATAAATACATCATTGTTATTTAAATCTATTATGCTATAATCAGAAATATATAAATATACATTGATTAGTAATCCGATGCAAAAAATAGGTATTATAACATAAAGATAGTACTTAATGTAGCTGCGCATCCAGTGTTCACTACATGCACAGTTCATTTCTTCTAATTTATGTAACCACGTTAATGCACTTACATTTATTATTAATCCAATAATACCACCGACAATCATACCAATTATAAGTCGTGATTTTACATTACCACTGGGGCCTTTTTCCGATGGAGCTATTAATCTAGATGTAATCTTATTGCTTGTGGGCATAAATTCTTCATAATCTTTTATAGTATTTTTAGGAGTCCTTTTAGGAGTCTTTTTTGGCATCTTATCTATATAGTTATATTATTTTTATTATATAAATACATTATATTATATCATAATAAACTAATGCAGGGTTTGGAAAACATAGGTGCTACATGTGCTATAAATAGCTTAGTACAAATTATATGTCGCAATAATCATTTACGCGAAACTATATTAAGTTATGATATGAATGAAGATACCTTTACAAGTAATTTAAAAGAAATATTAGTATTAATGCATGAAAAAGATAAGTCATTAATACCGAGAAAATTTGTTAATAAGGTCTTTAACACATTTGAAGGGACATTTAGATATGGTGAACAGCTTGATATATATGAATTGTGGATATATTTATCGGATGCAATTACAAATGAAGTTAATGATAACGCCGAATATTATAACGCAATTAATGAACATGAGAATACTAGTGATAAATTAACAAATGGCGTAGTTATAAATAATGATTCCGATTTTAATAGAATACTATTGAATAGCAATAAATTAAAAGAAAAGTTTGATTATTATAATGTTAAACTAAATAATAATAAATTATCTAAATGGCAATCGTTAATACAAGGATTTTACCTAAATATAATAAGATGTACGAAATGTAATAATACATTATATAATTTTGAATCATTTATCACTTTAAATCTTAATATAACTGATAAGAATTTATCAGTAGTTGATATGATTAAACAAATATATAAAGAAGAAGTTAATTGCGACGATTGGGTATGTGGCAAATGCAATGAAAAAACAAAATATATTAAGCAAACGAAATTATGGAGTTTACCGAAAGTAATATTTATAGTTATTAACAGATTCTCTGATATATTTAGAAAAAATACAGAATCAATTAATATTAATGATGTATTGCAATTTAATGAAGGAGCGATATTAAGTTCACCTAATTGTAAAAAAATATATAGTTTGTCTTCTATCGCGATGCATATTGGTAATTTAAATAGCGGTCATTACATGGCTATATGTAATAATAATACAGATAATTATTTATTATATAATGATTTGGATGTTAAAGAAATAACTAATTTTAAAACTAATAATAACGCAGCTTATATGATTATATATAGTGAATTATAAATTTTTATTTATTTTATTTGGTAATCCATGCCCAAATACTATCATATATATCAATATAAAAGATGCAATTAGAATGCTTCTATTTTCAGCAACTTCTTCTTTTTGTTTTAATACAAAAACCATTAGCATATATAGTATTAATCCTATTATAACCGAATGCAAAACCATTTCAATACCTCTTTCCATTTTCGGTATTATACTATAATAAATAGATATAAAAAAAATTAAATATACTTATATATTAAATGGAAAATACTAATAATACAATAGTATCAGTGTCAATAGCAAACAACAATATTGTTGTATCATACGATAATAACAATAACGAAACAATCCCTTTAACCAGAGACTCTTACATAAAAATGAGAGATGTATGGTTAAAAGAGCAACCACCATTTATATCAGATAAGTATAAAAAACAAATGAATAATATAATACTTGCATCAATACAAAACAAAGAAAAATCAATATCTGAATTATCTGAGTTTTTTTCGGAAGGAAATGAAGAGAATATAATTAAATTCTTAAATTATATGAGAACGCGGGATTTAACAGAAGAAAAATCAAAATGGACAAAGAAAGTATAAAAAATAAAAAAGTATATATATTAAATTAAGAATGAAATATTTATTGCTATTAATATCATTTGCTAATATTGCTAATGCTTTTACAAGTATAAATATATACGGAACTGGTTTATTTTTACCTTATAGCATGGGAGTAATTGGATATATTAAAAAGAATATAGAAATAGGTGATTATAAAATTACTGGGATATCTGGCGGGGCATGGTGTTCTTTATTATATACACAAGAGAAAGATTTATCCGACCATGATGAAATATGGAGTTATACCGTAGGAAATAATGTTACAAAATTAAAAATACAAAGTGATATGAGAATATTTCAAAAAAATGTTGAGACAAACCTCAAAGAGCGTTATAAAAATAAAGAACCAAACGACTTAGATAAAGTATCAATAATATCTACAAAATTAGAAGGTGCCTTATTTAAGATGAAGTCGGAAGAGAAAAGTGATTTTACTGACATAAATGATATGATAGATTTTTGTCTATGTAGTTCTTATTTACCATATTTATCAGGAAGAACATTTTCAAAAAAATATAAAGGCAATCGTTACATCGATGGTGATATAAAATACGATTATAGTAAAGAAAATGAATATAGTAATAAAATAATAATACATAAACAGATGTGGGATAGAAAATTTAAATCAGATAGCTATTTGTATATTGATAAAGATAAATCGCGAGAATTATTTAAACAAGGTTGGGAAGATACTCATGATAATAAAGACAAACTTATTTCAAAAATAATTTATTAGCTTTATTAAATGATTTTTCAACACGGTCATCATAAACTTTTAATCTATCAACGCGTTTTCTTTCTTCTTTTTCTGACTTTAATTTCCTCAATTCTTGCTGTCTCAATTCTTTTTCACTCATTTTTTTTTCAGCTTTATTATCACTATATGCTTTATATTCTTCAATAGTTTTAAATTGTTTATTACTTTTCATTAATGAAGGGTCAACTAATCGCGTTCCATCATGAGCTCTCATATAATCTGTATATGATAAATTATTAGTTTTTTCCATGCTACTTGTATAATCATCGGATTTTTTACTACCTAATTCTGTAAAGTTCAGAGATTTTGCTAACAATAATGGTTCGGGTTCTTTGTATTTAACTAATTGTTTATTAACAGGAACATTCTTATTAAACAATTTATTAAAACTTTCGTTATCTATTTTGTCTTTTTTAATGATTTTTTTAATATCTATTTCTTCTCGTACTTTCGATGATTCATGCATTTTTTGTCCATAACCAAAATCTATATCTTCATCATATACTTTACATTTATCAAAATTGCGATTGAATTTTGTTGAAAACATTTCATCGGGATTCTGTAATGCTTCACTTGGATGTGGCATTGTTTCAGTTGTAATTTTATTAAAAAAATCACCTGATTGTTTTTTAAGTTCATTATGATTAATATTACTATAACGATCTTTATACTCGGTAGCGAGCTGTTTGAAGGAATATGTAATAATATTAAAAAGCTCTTTGTTTCCGTTTGGCTTATCAGGGTGAGTATTAATTGCTAATTTTCTATACGACTCTTTAAGTTCCTCCCATGTAAAATCTTTACTAACATTTAAAACTTCATAGTAGTTGAGTTTTTTCATATCTATACTTTTAAGATCTATATTTGCATCACTGTTAGTTGTAGAAACAGGTTCATTAGTTGTATTATTACTTTCTCTATTCACATTATTTAAATTTTTATGATATTGTTGATATGTATTTTGCCGCGTTGATGTGTTTCCCATATCATTAAATATTCTTACTACATATATATTTAATAATTGGAAAATATAATACGCATATAAAAACATATTAGATAAATTAATAAATATGAATAATAATTTAATTATAGCCGGGTGCAATTTTATAGGATTATATGCCGCAATAAAATGTCTAGATAATGGCTATAATGTAACTATAATTGAAAAACACAATTCATTTAACGATAAAAAAAATAATTATAGAATTTTTAACAAGAATCACATTTTTTATATTAATTTATTAAAAAAATTTTCAATAAATTATGAGAGATATATACTAAAATACAATGATACAACGCATAAAATAATTTTAAATATAATTAATAAATCTAAGTTGATATCAAAAAAAATACTTAATAGTCAAAATTTTGTTAAGTTTTGTCGTTCTATATTATCAGCCAATGAATATAATATACTCAAAAACAACATTGGTGATTTTGAGTATATATATTATAATATATCAGCCATGTTTGGTATTACATTATTTATAAACGATATTAATAAAGATATTGAATATTATATTGTGACAGAAGATAAAAACACACTTGTAAATAAAATGCTTAATTATATAATATCACGCAATGGGTATATCATATATAATACTGAAATAATAGACATTATATATAAATCAAAAATATATATAGTATCAAAATATAAAACACATATTTCAAATATATTGGTATTAACATTATCAAAAGATAATCTTTTAAGATTTAAATTTTTAAATAAAGAGCACAAAAAAATATTAAATAATGTAACTAAATATAATATTAACGCAGAAACAATATTCAGTGATAATTTATTAGAAAACGAAGGCGATATCAAAGAACATTTATTAGATAATATTCATGTCGTATGTCCTATTAGAAAACATAATATATATCTTTGGAATGTAGGAATAAATGATGTGGTTATCAAAGATAAAATTAAACAATTATTTAATCATGTCTACATATGTAGCGATTCTTATTCTAAAAACCCATTTTTTATTAATTATTCATTGGAAACTTATGATGATGTGCATAATAAGATAACTAATAAGTTGAATAAAAATTGACATATTCTCTTAAACAAAATCCATTAACATGAATATTGCAACTTTTAATAGTTATATGGTTGACGAATGTAAGAATTATTTATATATATTATTTAAACATAATTATTATACGCGTGAAATATGGTTTAATTATTTAGATTATTTTAATGTAAATTCTATGAATAAATTATTTCCCGTTATTTTACCAGCGATTATTATAAACTTTATAATATTTTATATCTTTGTATTAGTTATTAAAAAAACAACAAATGGATATAATAAAAGAGCTTTTTATTCCAAAATATTTTAACCCGTGCTACCAAATCCACCATCTCCTCTATTTGTAGCAGTTGGATTATCAATTGATAATTCCATATTAGCGTATAATTGTTTTTTTACGATTAATTGGCAACATTTCCAAGGTAATTCTAAATCAGGGGAGTCTTTATTTATTTTTATTAATGCGACTAATAAATTGCCGCGATAACTTTGATCAATAATACCAATGCTATTTGCTAACATATATCCTGATTTACTAATAGAACTTCTTGGCGCGATTTCAACATAATATCCATTTGGTATACTTAATTTAATACCAGTATCATATAATGTAGTACAGCTATTTATTACCTTATGCTCTTTTATAATGGTCAAATCATATCCAACATCACTATACGAAGCTTTCACAGGCATAATCGCTTTTTCATTTGCCATATATACTTTAATCTTAGGCAAATTATCATTATCATTGAAATTGTAGATATCATAATTAAGATATAGGTATTTGAGGTCATAAACAATACCAAGAAAGTCAAGCATATCCGAATCCTTATATACAATTGTATATCCGATAGCTTCTTTAATTATAGTAAAAGGAATCTTATATAGGTCAGATAATAATTGATAATTGTTATGGTTATATATAGTAATGCGCAAAGATGTTCCATTAATATTAGCAAATTGTTCCAAATACGCTTTAATAAATTGATTTTTTAAGTTAAAATCATTTAAATTATTAATAATATTAGATAAATCTTGATCTATCAATAAATCAAAATTATCATATTTTATGTGTTTTTGTATATCACTTATTAAATTAGTAGAGGATATACAAAGTTCAATATTATTATATTCCGAGACATATACATCACCCAATAGTTTTAATTCGTCAATAATAATATCAATATTTTTGAAATATGGATAATTTAACTTAGTATATGACTCGCATTTATTATAATAATTATATGTCAAATACCTATTTGTTGTTTTAATATCTGATATTTTTAAAATACATTTCAAATGTATACCATTATATTTTTCTTTAAAATTAAATAATACAAGACCTAATATATAAGCTTTTTCATGAGTATCAATTGTTTCAAAATATTTATCATCAACCATTTTAACTATTATGACTGTGAAAAACTTTATATCATTATTAATTAATGGCAATCAATTATTATAAATATTATACGGTTGACACTACTGCACAAATATGTTATACGGCTATTAGACGTAATATAAAAATAAAAAAACGCGATTTAATAATAGAGCCAAGTGCAGGCAATGGGGCTTTTATAAAATATATTAAAAAGTTATCCAACAATTATAGTTTTTATGATATAAAACCAGAACATAAAGAAATTATCAAGAAAAACTTTCTTAAACTTAAAAAAACTCATAATAATCTACATATAATTGGAAATCCTCCTTTCGGGAATAAATCTTCAACAGCTATTAAATTCATAAAACATTCCGCAAAGCTAAATGCCAAAACAATTTCGTTTATATTACCTATAAGTTTTAATAAACCTAGTTTTAAAAAGGCTTTTCCAGGTAATTATCATTTAAAGTTAAGTAAAAAATTACCAGAAAATTCTTATACCAATAAGAAAACGATAGTAGATATAAAAACCGTATTTCAAATTTGGGAAAAACGAGATTATAATAGAAAAAAAATAAAAAAAACAATACCAAATAAATGGTATAAATTTGTTAAAAAACCCGAATGTGATATAGCAATTAAACGTGTTGGTTTTAGTACGGGAAAAGCAAAGAAATGTGATAGTAAAGATAATGTAAATACTAATTGGTTTATAAAAACAAATAATAAATCCTGTGAGTTGATAACAAAATTAAATAAAATTAAATATAATATAAAAAATAATGTAGGAGCATATAGTATATCAAAGCAAGATATTATTAAAAAATACAATACTATCAATATGATATAATTTTAGAATCACATTCAATTGATTTAGAACTTGCGCTTTTTGGATATAAAATTTTAGATTTATTAATATTGGTTTGTTTTTGACTATCAATTTCTGGAATAAAATTTATAATATATTCCAGACCATCGTGAATATAAATTTTTTTTTTTTCTGCTGGTTTTTCAAATTTATCAGGATTATCTTTCATAATATCGCGTCTTATTTCATTATATAATTTGATGGCAACTTCATCAATTTTTTGAATAACTATTTTTTCCCGGGAGCTCCACCCCGATGATATATCCTTTTTATGTATATATATTGCTATTAATGCTAGTGAATGTATAAGACCTGAGCGCGCAGCTTTGTGTTTTTTCTTAAACTCGTGGTTATATAATAAATAAGTATTATCAATGACAGATTCTTTATAAAGAATACTATATACTCCCCATAAAAACCATACATTGTCGTCATCGGTAGCATTAAATTTTGTTTCAAACTTGAATTTTTTTCTCAATATAAACTCGGTAACTAGCCTTAAATTATTGGAGATATCTACTAATTTATCCCGGTCATCTACTGATATATCATCTGTTGATTTGATGGTTTTAATAAATATAGCTATTATTTTCAGAGCAGTCATGTAATTTTCATGATCATTAGGGGGTAATATACCTTCAAAACGCATAATACCCCCATGAGATAGTTTCATATCATTATCATTTATTATATTGGATATTTTGCTTTTCAATATAGTAATAGACATACTTGTGCATTTAGCTACTGGATGTTTATTATATATATCGCAAATAATACATAATTTAGTAATTAAATTATAGATATCCTTTATTACAATTTTTTCATCTGTTATTATATCCTTTGCTTGATTAATCACATCGATTAATTTGCTTATATGTGATAATGAAATAAAGGTACCAATATAAGAACACACATCAATGTAAACATTTTCTAAAAGTTCGGGAGTTTCATGTAAAAAAACTAATTTAGTAGCTACTAAAAGACTATTTTGTATATCACCATTACAAATTGATATAAATAGTTCATTGTTCATAGTACATTTATATAATAGATTTATAAATATTAATATATATTAAACGAATATATCACTATTTTTAATAATAAAATCGTGGTAATTATTAATTATTTTATAACATTTAACAATAGTAACCTCAGAAACATTACATGCCTTTGCGAATTTTTTCTTAGTATAGCCCAAACATTTGACAGTAGAATAATAATATAATATACCTGCGGCCGATGATGTTGGCGAGTTATCATTCATAATTTCATTATCTTCAATTAGTTTAACTAAATCTTTACATTTATTAATATCATCAATAGACATACTAAGATTGTTACCATATTGTGATATAAAATCTATTGGTTCAGGAGAGGATACATTTATTTGTAATAAGGTTTGGAATCTTGAATTGCCTTTATTTAATGTAACGTGTGTAATATTAAACATTGCAGCAATATCTTTGGAACTTTTTGGAACTTTATTCAATAAACAAGAATGATATATACACGATGCAATAAGACCTTCTTTATTGTCACCTCTTGATATTTTTTTTTCAGAAGCCTTTTTATATAATACCTTTGCATTATCTATAACTTTTTGTGGTATACCGTTATTTATAGTATTTGCTGTCATTTTATCGAACACATTCCATAATGTCCTTTCGTCATATGGCATACTATTCCACATTTGGAACATACGTATTCGTCGTATATCAATATTATCTTTATAACCACAACCTATCATGGATCCAATAGATGATTTTGGTAACAGATTATTTGTCGGCATTCCGCATCTCGAAGGGTCACCATCTCTATTATCATCATTGCCATAAAATCTCCATTCAGCACCACATTCAATTAATTTTGAAACAATAGAACTGCATTTAGTACATATAGTCATATTATCTTCTTTAATAAAATCTTCACATCCACATGAACATTTTATTACATCATTATCATTTATACCATTCTTAATATCTTCTTTCTTTTTTATTTCATCAAAAAGATTCCAGATCTCATCTTCATTCATTGTTGAAAAATGGTATAAACAATATATATTAAACAATAATCAATTTTTAAATAATTTTAATTATATAGAATAATGGCTAATATACCAAAAGATGCTAAGTTATATGAAAATATTAAAAACAAGATTTATAAACAAATAACTAAACATTCCGCGTATAGAAGTGGCATATTAGTTAAAGAGTATAAGAAAGCTTATCTAAAAAAATATACATCAAATGATGCTTATTATGGGAAAAAAACAAATAAACAAGGGTTAGCAAGATGGTTTAAGGAGGAATGGAAAAATCAAAGAGGAGAGGTAGGATATAAAAATACAAATGACGTATATAGACCTACGCGACGTGTGACACCTAAAACACCCTTAACATTTAATGAATTAACAAAATACGAATTAACAAAAGCCAAGAAAATTAAAGAAACAAAAGGACGAGTTTATCGGTTTAGAAATAAAAAATGATGCTGTATTTCATTATTTTTATATTAATTATGGATAAAAGCCAATATTTTGATAAACTATCAAAACAAACCAATCAGATAACAAGCAAAATTAAGAAACTCAATAAAGTATTACCTGAACTTAAATACTTTACAGAATTTCATATTGAAAATTGTGATAAAAACAATAATATATTATTATATCTTAAAAATAAATATCCAGCAGAAGATGTATATATTGGGTATATAAAATGGATATATAATGATGGGGTATTATATATATATTCTAGAAATGATTTTAGAATATATAAAATAATAAATGAGAATATTCATATAAAAAAATGATAAGCATTTTAGATATATCAATTATATCATGAAATATTACATTGTAATAGTGCTTATTTATTTCCAAATAGTATATTCATATATAAATATACCTTTATTAAAATTGAGAAAAAATAAATTATCATTGCTTAATGGTAATAAAAATAATTTTATGGATTGTAATAAAAAATTCATGTATAAAAATTATTTACTAAGCGTTAGAAAAGTTAAAAGGACAATGCGGAGCAGCAGTTCAGTTGTAGATATTAATAATATTCTTGATAATATTATTGGTTCCATAAATGCAAATAATTCAAATGACAATAAGGAAGCCATTATTTATCTCAAAAATAATAATACATTAATTGATAATGAAGAGTTCATCGCAAAAAAAATAATACTATCTAATATACATATTGATGTATCTAATATTAAACAAATTCATATATCTACTAATAATGAAACACTTATAGTAAATCTAGATAAAAATGATATTCAAACAAGTGATATGTCTAAATATGAGTTGGGCAAAATTGATGCTTTATTAAACGTAGCATCTATTATAACTTCTATTATGAATAATTAATTACTGCGGAGGTCTCGCACTTCTTGCCGAAGTTCCCTCACTTCTTGTCTTAGTACATTTAGTTCATTGCGAATATCATAACTAGCATTGCGATTTTCATAAGGAATATACGGTCGCGTAGAATCACGAGGATATCTACCAGATGGACGTTTGCGCGAAACCATTTTATTTTGATGTTCTTCGCGTTTCTTTTTAAAATCTTCTAGTTCTTTGGCTGTTACTTCGTATTTTACAAGAAGCTCATTTTCCGAAAGAGATTCGCCTTCACCATCTACTTCCTTGCAAATATGTTGATATATGCGAGTTTGAATACTACGAACCGTGCGTTTAAGTTCTGCTGCGATATCTTCAAATGACGCTTTCTCTAAACGCATAGCGAGTAGTCTTTCTTCTTCCCCATCTTCCCATCCAAATCCTGCGCGCGATGTTAGTTCGTTCTTGCGAAGTTCATCAAAGTTGGATCGTTTGTTGTATCGGGGTTGTTGCATTTTATTGTTGTTTTTTGTGACGTGCCTGTAAGCTATATATATAATGTGAGTTATTTTTATATCATTTTAATTTATATGTTTTATTATAAAAATTAGTAAATAATACAATTAAACTAGTATGATAACCAAATTCTAGGAATGCATATTTTTTTGGCACAATATTTTCATATAATATAACAATTACAGAATGCATAATGCAGCTATAAAATTGTGCTATTTGTGACATTGTTACAAGCTTTTTAAAAGGATTCTTATATCCAAATGATGTTACTAAATAATGAGAATACATTACTAAATGCACAAAACTATTAATTAATGCACAATATGCGACTGTACCATTCCCATGACCATTATTAATTAAATATGCCCATATTAAACTAATAGTACTATGATGATATACGTGCAAAAAAGATAATTGTTCCTTATCCTTTCTTTTCAATATTATGAAATACGTATCTAAATAATCTAAGTATTTGGATAAATAATGTAGATATGTAAAATATTTAACTGAATCGGTATATTGTGTATTAATTGCAAATATATTTGGTATTGATATTATATAATAAGTACCATAAATTATGTAAGTATTAACAGCAATCTGTACGCTATTATAACACATAAGAACCTTTTTTAAATCATATTTTTTTTCAGTTTTTTTCATATAATTTAATAATACGTATAAACTATATAAATATCCAAGGGAACAACCTATGCTCAAATTAATTGATGTTGTGCTTTCTATTGCTTTATCTAACATGATTATATTACAATATAGTTGATATATTTATATATTTTGCGTCATTTATAATTATTTTTTTAAATAATAGCATTATAACACAATGAATAATATTGGCGGGCAAAATATAAAAACTCGCGAAGATATTGATAGTAGTATATATATTGAAACTCCTCCTATGAGAATATCATTTGTTGTTATTGACGAATTAAAAAAACACGGTATTATATGCGAAAATAGTAATATACTTGATATTGGTGCGGCCGCTGGGGATTTTTTGTTATATTGTAAAAAAACATACAATACCAATATAACAAACGGTATTAATTATTTTAATGAAAGGCATAAACTTAATGATAAAATATTAAAGGAAAATGATATACATATTCAATATTGTGACGCTATTAAATATAATTATTATGATTTTATTTATGATATCTATTGGTTATGGATAGAATATCCCGATACTGAACTAGAAATAATTGAATTAATTAAAAAAGCAGCAAAATATAATAATAAATCTTGTAAAATTATTATATGTTACGAAACTATGCAATATATTTGTAATAATTGTTCACATTGTATTAATATTAGAGATAATATAGATAATAAGTGGAAAACTTATAGAAACCTTAACAATTTTAAAAAGGCTATAAATTGCGATGTTCAACATAAACATATATATTTTAATACAGGTGATAATTGTAGACAGAAAGGTATATATACTTTAATTATTATAACAATTTAATTTATTATCAAATGTATTATTAGATTGTATTATAATAATGTTAACTAAATATTTACCATATATTCTATTTATTGTATTCTTACTATTTACCATAATCATAGGATATCTTATATATATGTCTATTAATTCCGAAGAAGATAAACCAAAAAACATTGATAGTTCCAATAATGACAAAATATGTATGTCCGTTGATGAATTTAATAAGTTAAAACAACCAACAATTAATATCAAAAACGACAGCGATACAGTATCGCGTGATAGAAAGGTTTTAGATGATGATTTATATCCACCACTCAATCGCGGAGATACACGCTCGCATACAAATTTAGCTAATAATATTAATAAACGCCGCATGTATGTTAATACACAAGAAACCGGTGATACATTTCGCCTGGTAGCCTATGTTGCTAGCACATCTGATGAAAAAGATTCCGGTAACAATAATTGGAAATTATTCGCAAGACAAAAGGATAGACATTTCTCGGAATTTTATATGATACCAACCGATAATACAAATGACCTTAAAATAAGTATTAATAATGATAATGTTGTCGGACATAGATTAAGAGATATATATGATATACCACAGCAACTCACTTTTAACACACCGCTATTAAATAAAGAACCATATGATGTTGTCGAGGTCCCAAAAGCCGACCTAAGCCGATCGGCCGATTACATATAAAAATAGTTTACAATATATTATATGTAATTATATACTCCAATAATGAATAAACATAATAATATTGTGGCACAGCAATATGATATAATATATAAATCGTTTGATACATCACGTGTTAGAATCTGGAATAATGTTAAAAAGTTTTTAGATGTAACCACGAGCAGTAAAACATTATTAGATTGTGGTTGTGGTAACGGAAAAAATATGGTATATGCAAATACGCAAGGATATATATGCGAAGGCTTTGATATATCAAATAATTTACTTGATATATGTAATGAAAAAAATCTAAACGTATTTTATTCTGATGTATTAAATTTTAAAACAAATAAAAAATATGATAAAATTATTGCGATTGCTGTTTTACATCATCTAGAAACAGTTCAAGAACAATTTTTGGCTATTGAAAACCTAATAAATTGTTTAAAAAATAATGGTAAATTATTAATATCTTTCTGGTCAAAAGAAAAGTTTTTTAATGATTTAAATAATAATAAAAGTGATAGTAGAGATTTTGTTGTAGGGGCAAATTATGTTGATTGGAAATTGGATAAGTCAACAATTATTAAAAGATATTATTATATTCATGACTATCAAAGTGTCAGTGAATTAGCAATGAGTTTTAATATGGATTATAATATATCGTGGGAAATGCAAAACTGGTTTATCACTTTTACAAAAAATGATATATAAATTATATTTAATTAATATTATAATAATGGCATATATATCACAAAAAAAAGAATCAGATGATGATATAATATCAAATGCTTCAAGTAATTCATTATATATGGAACAGGTACCTTTTAATATTAGAGGTAGAGCTGAATGGTGGGAATTAAAGCATAGCGAAATATTTTTATATGAAAAACTCGCAGAGGGAGGAAACGGTATTATAAATAAGGCTTCGTGGAGAGGGTTAAATTGTGTGGTTAAATGTTTAAAACATAATAATAATGATATTGAATACCAAGATATGATAAATGAAATCTCAGTTATCTCACATTTACGACATCCCAATTTAGTTTTATTTCTAGGAGCATGTACTATATCAGACCCTTTATTATTATTATATGAATTTATGCCACACGGTTCATTAGACAATTATTATGCCAATATCTCTAACCAAAAAAATAAATTGTGGAAACCAAAAAAACACCAGGCTTACAAGTGGATTTATGAGCTAACACAGGCAGTATATTTTCTACACCATTGTTATTACCCTATTATGCACCGCGATTTAAAACCATCTAATATATTATTAACAGAAGACCTTCATATTAAACTTACGGATTTTGGATTATCAAGAACTATCAAAAAAAAACATGAAAAATATAAAATGAGTGGTTGCACTGGAACGCTTAGATATATGGCACCCGAAGTTATATTTAATGATGGAGAAGATTATGATCTTAAAATTGATATCTATTCCCTAGCTCTTGTTTTCTGGTTTATACTTACTGGAAAAATACCATATGCAGAATTGGATTTAAATCCACATGTTATCCAATTAATAAAAATAGATTATAGACCCGATATTAAAGATGTCGAAATTATAGAACTTCAAGAATTAATAAAACAAATGTGGAGTACAAATCCCGACAATAGACCCCATATAGAGCATATATTAAAAATGATAGAAGAAATTAAAATAGTAGAAAAACAAACTAAGTGTTCCTTATCTTAATGGCAATTTAATACATTATAACAAATAATAGCTATCTGGTCACCATCAAACTTATTGTTTAATTTATATAGTATATTTTTATTTATGCATTTATCAGAATATTCTTCAAGTATATTATTTTTATAGTTTATGTCCAGATTGCCAACATAGTTCATTATGTAATCTTGTTTCGTTATATTGTCTTTGTCAAGATTTTTTTTATTAAAAATATAATTATTATTTATATTTTCACATAGCTCTTTGAGCAATACAGTATCATTAATATTTATGTTACTTGATAGCATTATGCTATTTTATATTATTAGGAGTTAACCTTTTATATAACTCTTTCCCCCGTAGAATATTAATCTACATCTACACGAGGTAAAGGCAGTGTTTTATTTTCTGTTTCGTCAATAAAATAGATATATTCAAACATATCTAAAAAAGTATACATTATATATGTATATATATATTAATATTTATATATTTATAAATATAAAAAATGATTGATAATTAAATAATATTAATTATACAATGGAAGAGTATAAATTACTATTAAAAAAGTATAGAAAGTTGCAAAAAAAACATGTTAAAATTAGTTTACAATATAGTTCATTTACACACAAAGGTCTTTGTCGCGAAGATGCTATGTGTGGAATAGATATAGATATCACTAAGAAAATTAAACTTAAATTAAACAAATCGGATAATTATTATAACAAAAAGATATTTTATATCAAGAGATGTATTGACATGATTAAAAATAAGAATAAGCACTTACTTGACGCCATTTCACGTTCAGTATATTAGGTTGAATTCTCATTTTTTTATATAAAAAATGATTTCTATATAATAGTATTGTGGATTATGGATTATAGTTTTATAAATGCGAGGCCACAGGATTTTATTAAAACTAATAAGAAAAAGGATATTATAAATGTTCTCGTAGAAGCCGATAAAGCATTTTTCAATAGTGGTCAACCTAAATTAACTGATGATATTTATGATATTATCAAAGACTATATTCGCAAAAAATATCCAAAAGATGCTTATTTGAAAAGAGTTGGTGCTGACGTTGATAATAAGGTCGTTTTGCCATATTATATGGGTTCTCAAAACAAAATCAAAGATAGTGAAAGCGAGATCACTAAGTACAAGAAAAAATATCCGGGTCCTTATTTAATTAGTGACAAGTTAGATGGTGTAAGTGGTATGTTTGTATATGAAGGTGATAATGTTAAATTATATACTCGCGGGAATGGTAGGGAAGGTCAAGACATATCACATTTGCATAAATATATCAGTGGATTCCCCAAGATTAAAAAGCAAGATAAGTTAGCTGTACGTGGTGAATTTATCATATCAAAAGATAATTGGGATAAATTGAAGAAAGTGGACGATACCTTATCTAACCCACGTAATACTGTAAGTGGTGCAATTAATTCTAAAATATTAAATAAGCAATTATTGAAAATGATAGATTTTGTTGCATATACTTTGGTATTCCCCAATTTACCAAATGGTCTACCAGAGTTGGATAAAATGAAATTCAATGTTGTAAATAATACTGTTGTTGATGATATTAACTTAGCATTCTTATCAAAGAATTTAGAAGATTCTAGAAAGAATAAATATGTCATTGATGGTATTGTAATTTCTGATATTAGTAAAGTATATGAAATTGCACTTGGAAAAAATCCTGAACATTCATTCGCATTTAAATCAATACACACATTAGAACAAGTAGAAGTTATTGTCAAAGAAGTTGAATGGAATATATCTAAGGATAAATACATGAAGCCTATTGTTAAGTTTGATGAAATTTTATTGGATGATGTTAAAATTAAACAGGCAACTGGTTTCAATGCTGGATATATTGAAAAGAATAATATTGGTCCTGGTTCAAGAATAGTTATTATACGTTCTGGTAATGTTATTCCACATATACAATCTGTATTAACTGCATCTGCAAATGGAAAACCAAGTATGCCAGGTGAATTAGATAAGGATTATAAATGGAATGACACACGTGTAGATATTATTAAAATTGGCGAGGGTAGAAATGCCGATTTTGATATCAAAAATATAGTGTATTTTATGAAAACAGCAGAAGTTGATAATATGGGTCCTGGTAATATTACCAAGATATATAATGCAGGATTTCATAATATCAAAAGTATATTAAAAATACAGAAGGAAGATTTGTTAAAAATAGAAGGGTTTAAAGGTAAAAGCGCGGATAATATCTTGAAATCTCTTGAAAAAGTGAAAGAGTTAGATTGTCTTGTTTTAATGGACGCGTCAAATATGTTAGGTAGGGGATTTAGTTATAAAAAGATTAAAATGATAACAGATGTATATCCAAGTATATTAATAGATAATGCCGAGAATCGCGAGAAAAGCCTTAAAATATCTGTTGAAGACCTTATGAAAGTAGAAGGAATAGCGGAAATAAGTGCCAAATTATTCATAGAAAATCTACCAAGATTTTATGAGTTCTATGACAGCCTTGGTGTCAAATGCAAGGGTATTGAAGAAAAGGTTGATAAATTGGTTGAAAAGGTTGAAAAGACTGAGAATGCTAATATCAAAGATAAAAAGTTTATATTCACTGGGTTTAGAAACAAAGATTATGAAAAAATAATAGTAGAAAATGGCGGTAAAGTAGTTACATCAATATCTAAATCAACTCATTATTTAATTGTTAAAAATAAGACGGAGAAGTCAGGTAAAATAGATAAAGCAACAGAATTAGGTGTAAAAATCTTAGATATTCCAGAATTTGAAATGCTAATAAAATGAGTACATAATTAATAAAAAAGTATAAATTATAAAAAGTTTATAAAATCTCTAAGAAAATCAAATTATGTACTCTTTTTTTTAATGATCATTTTAGAAATATCAATACTTTCTATATAATAATTGAATATATCTATGA